TTCACACGATCACCGTGACGCGCTCGGCAGCGCGAGTGACGGCTGTATAGAGGTGGTTGCGGCGTGCCTCGCGGAAGGCCCCGCTCTCGTCGAACACGATCACGTTCGACCATTGGCTGCCCTGCGACTTGTGCACGGTGATCGCCCACCCGAAGGTGAACTCGTGCGTCCCGCGCTTCTCCTGCCAGGGAATGTCCTTCTCGGACCCGTTGAAGAACTGCTCGAAGACGGTGACCTCGACCGGGTCGCGATCTTCATCGAGCGAACGCGCGATCACCGACAGCTTGCCGCCGATGTCCGTCACCTCCTCAGCATCCCACAAGCCGCCGTTGAACAGGTGCTTGTCGCTGTTGTTGCGCAGGCAGATCAGCCGATCACCCGTCGCCGGATGCCAAGGCCGGTTGCGGCCGTGCAGGCCCTTCAACTGGCGAATGCGGGCGTTATAGTTCGTGCGGGTGCGGTTAAGGCCGCACAGCAGCTGATCAGCGCCCAGCACGCGCTGGGCAAGCTCGTCGCGATCAATCTGGCGCTGCCCGATGACGAGGCTGTCGCCATAGCTGCCAGCGGCCAACGCTTTGCCTGCGCGAATGTCCATGCTCATGCGGATGATCGGATTGTCGCGCGCCTGGCGGTGGACCTCGGTCAGCATCACATCGGGCTTGGCCTTAATGAAGAACCCTTCGTCCTTCACGGGCGGCAGCTGCGCCGGATCGCCAAGCACAAGGACGCGACGGCCGAAGCTCAGCAGATCCCTTGCAAGGTCATCACCAACCATCGACACCTCGTCAACGATCAGCAGGGCGGCAGTCGCCAGTGCACAATCGCGGTCGAGGATGAAGTTTGCCTCACCCGTTCGATCATCGACTTCGACCCGATAGATCAACGAGTGGATCGTCGATGCCCCATCGCAACCCTTTTTGCGCAGTACAAGCGCGGCCTTGCCGGTGAACGTCGCATAGAGGACCACTCCCTTGACCTCGCCCGCCAGCTCCTTCGCCAGAGTGGTCTTGCCCGTGCCAGCGTAGCCAAACATGCGGAATACCTGTGCGCCGTGCGGATCAGCCAGCCATGCACGCACGGCAGCAATCGCTTGCTCCTGTTGCGGCGACCAGCTCATGCTGCCAGCCTTTCCGCTTCGGCGCGCAGCGTCATCACATCGACGCCACACCAAGTGGACCAGAGCAGCAGGGCCTTATCGGTGAAGGCTGCGCGCTCTGCTTCGTTCATCGCCCTGTTGCTGGTTGACCAGAGCTTGCGGTGAACCTCACCGCTGGGAAGCTTGATCTCGTCGCACATGCGCAGCTTTGCGCGGGTGATGTCGTGTAGGTCCTGCTCGTCGAGGGTCATGCGGTGCAGGTCGTTCAGCAGCGGCACGACAAGATGCGCAACAGCCCAGTAGAGGCCCCGCCGCCGCTGGTTTGCGATTCCGCCCTTGATCTCGCAACGAACGGTGCCCTTGATCTCGCGCATAGCCTCCTCGGCAGCGCGATTGGCAGGGCGCAGCATGCCCAGGTGCGACTTGAACAGCAGCGGGGGGCGGTCGGCGGCGCTCATGCAGCAGCCCTTTCGTTGCGGATTCGGCAGATCTCGGCTGCGCGCGGGCTGGCGCGGCAGAATGCGTCGATCAGGGCTTCAACGTCGATGCCTGCCCAGAAAGTGCGCTCTCCAACCTCATGCTGGCGGGCATGGTGGTCGCGGCACAGGCTGACGGCGCGCCAATCATCAGGCTTTTGGCCGATGCCTGCACCTGATCCGATCCGCACATGAGCGGCTTCAATGGGCATGTCGTGGCATCCATCGACGCTGCAATGATGGGAGCGGACGAATGACAAGTGCGATGGAGAACGCCAGCGGCCATCGCGCTTCGGCTTCTTGGGGAGACGTGCGGGGAGCATGGGTGCGATCCTCAGAAGGGAATTTCGTCGTCGAGGTCTTCGTCGGCAAAACTGCTGCCGCCGGAATTTCCCCAACCGCTGGATGTGCGCTGGCCGCCGCGGTCATCACGTTGACCGCCCCAACCACCACCATTGCCTCGCCGGTCGTCGTTGCCGCCCTGGGCGCCGTCGAGCATCACCAGCTGGGCGCGCGGCCCGCTGACCAAAACCTCGGTGCTGTATCGATCCTGGCCGCTCTGGTCCTGCCATTTGCGGGTACGCAGCTGGCCTTCGATGTAGACCTTGCTGCCCTTGCGCAGGTAGCGCTCGGCTACGCCAGCGAGGCCTTCGGACTGGATCGTGACGCTGTGCCACTCGGTCCGCTCCTTGCGCTCGCCGGTCTGGCGGTCCTTCCATGCCTCGGACGTGGCAATGCGGAGATTGCAAATCTTTCCGCCATTCTGGAACGATTTCGATTCAGGATCGGCGCCGAGGTGGCCGATCAAAAATACGCGGTTAACAGAACCGGCCATTAGCTTCCCTTTCACGGATGTTACCGCCAAGATGGTCTTCAAACCGATGCAGGCGCGAGTGCGCCGCCCGAGTCATAAGGGCGAGATTGTCGATAGAATTGTTGGAGCGGTTGCCATCGATGTGGTGCACAACTTCATCAGGAAGCAGCCTGCGCCCGATGCGCTGCTCCATCAGCACATCATGAACACGGCGCCCCTTGTGGTCGCCTCGTGTGTATTCGACGTAGCCGTTTGCTTTGGCCGAGGTGCCGACAGCATGGTTGTCAGCCCATTTTACCCGGGCGTTACGAATAGCTTCACAATGCTTGTCGGTGAATTTCCTGGTCTTCCCTCGCATCCCGCTTCCTAGCTTGGGCCGCGCAAGTCGGACACCATCAGCGCGACTGCGCAATTCGCCAGCTTTTGCAAGCTGACTGCGAACAGTAGATCGGGGCAGCCCCACAAGCTGTGAGACCTCAGGAATGCTGCGGCCTTCTCGATACAGATCAACCACCTTGTTGACGCTGGCCATTAGGCTGCCTTTCGCTCTTCGTGGAAGGTGAATCCAGCAAGGCCCTTGCCGCGCCCGGCCTCGGTCTGGGCAAGGCGGTTTGCATGGCGCTGGATCAGGTCGCGAAGATCAGCTGCAAAGGCGTCATCGGGCAGCAGGGCTTTGAGCGCCGCAGTCCAAGCGCCTTCCTCCCCCGTAGGGATCGCGGACCAGAACGAGCGCAGCGTTTGCGCACGGAAGCCCTCGCCCCCACCCACCTTGACCTTTGCCTTGCCGATATTCTGAGCCTGCTTGATCAGGGACATTGCCTCGGTCATCTTGTCCTGGGCATCCTCGACGACGGAAATGTCAGTCGTGGTCTCGGCTTCCTGCTTGGCAGCCAGGGCAGCGGCGGCAGCGGCGGCAGCCTGCTTGGCAGCCTCGGCCTCGCGAGCCTTGCGCTCGTTGTCGAGCTTGACTAGCCATCCGGTCGACAGGCGGCCCAGCGCGGCCAGCGCGGTCGTGATCTTGCCATCGGGGGTCTTCTTGAGGCCCTTGGCCAGCCAGCCATTCCGCCAGGCGCCGATCTCGGTCAGTGCGTCGTTGTGCGGGCGCTTCTCGTCGTCGGCGGTGGCATCGACCTGCTTACCAGCCTGTTCGAGCATGCGGACCAGCTTGGCGACCTGATCGGCCTGGTCCTGCGATTCCAGCGGCACGCCATCGGCCCAGTTTCCGGCCTCGGTGAGGAGATCGGCAACGTGGATATCGACGGCTTCGCGGCCCGATGCCGTGGCCGGTTCGGGAGTGGTCGCGGGCTCGATCTCCTCGGGCGGCATATTGCCCCCGATGACGGCGCGCGGGTTCTCGGCATCCGTCGCATGCTCGGAGGCCATGCGGGCAGCGTGGGCCTCAAGCGCATCGATCTCGGCAGCACGCTCCGGTGCTTCCCGGCGCAGCTTGGCGGCGGCCATGGCGGCATGCTTGCCGTTCATGGTGGCGATTTCGACAGCGCCCTTGCTGCCGTTGTAGACGGTCGTGGTCATGGGTGTGCCTTTCAGAATTCGATGTCAGCCATGTCGGCGTTGGAAAAATCGTTGCGCTGCTTGGCGCGCAGGTTGCTCTCGTGCCTCGCTCGCTCCGCAAGCTGGTTCTCCATCACGCGGACTGCATCATCGTACTGGGCCTCGGTCAGGAGGCCGATGTTCTCGACCTTGTAGTGGCCGCACAGGATGGCCGGCGCGGTGCCGGTCGCAGCCAAAAGCTGCTGGAGCTTGTCGAAAGCGTGGTCAGGCATGGCGCTCGCCGACTTGTTTGCAGCGGGCTTTGCCTGTTCGTTCTCGCGCGTGGTCGGCTTGCTGTCCTGTTGCGCGGGCTCGGCACTTTCCGCCTCATCCGCGTGCAGGTCGCCCTTGTGCCAAAGGTCGAGGGCCGCGCCGAAGCGCATGGCAGCGTTGCGCAGGGCGTCTCCGATCACTTCCTTGATCGCATCGCCGCCGCGCTTGCCCTCGGCATGGCCGTAGCCGAGCCGGGTCTGGCCGCAGACGGTCAGCTTGATCCAGAGACCACCAACCTGATCAAAAGCCGGGCTGCCATCGGCATTGAAGGCCATGGGCTCCCAATTCCACGACGGATCGGCATCAAGAAGGCGGTCGGTCAGCGCTGCATGGCCGACATAATCAAGGTGGACAGCGCGCGGATGGTGCCAACCGCCGCACAGCTTGCAGTTGACGCCCTCCCGGTTGTTTTTGCGCGCCTCGGCCTGCTGCTTGGTCTCCTTTGGCAGTTTGGAAATGAGGTTCGCCGGGAAAGGCTCACGCAGCAAGGCAAGGCCAGTGGGCTTCTGGGCTTCAATCTTGGTCTGAGCGTTCACTGGTGGGGCTCCCGGTCAGCATCCTGGTCAGCCTCGATGGCCGGGACGCGGTTGAGCGCACAGGGAGAGGCCTGCGAGGCGCGCTGGGAAAGGATGCGGGCCAGCCAGTGGCGGCGCGGCGCGTGGCGCTGGGCGGACCACTCTGCCATGCCGGGCACGCCATAGAGCGGCGGGTGCGCGGTGCCGGTGCGGCATGAGCGCATCGACGGGATCGGGGTATGGATGCGGGTCATTGGATCACAGCCTCCACAACGAGGATCAGGCCCAGCCCGACGACTGGGGCGATGATGGTGAGAGCGAGGGCAAAGGCGATGGTCGCGCGGGACATGCCGGCGTCGATGATCAGTGCGCGCCATGCAGCGAGGTTGCGGGTCAAGTCGCCCATCGCTCATCCCTCCCTGCGAGCGGCGACCAAGGCGTCCTCGACGGCATCAAGAGCTTGGCCGATGCTCACGACCTCTCTGGTTTCAAGCGATCTTGCGCTGATCCCGCGCGACACAACGCGCATGACCATTGCGGAGAGCCTCAAGGCCTCCATGACCTGCTCGCTCAAGGCGTTGGCTTGATCCTCGCGATCCGCAGTAACCGCCGCGCAAGGCTTGGCGCTGCAAGCAGCCTCAGGCTTGCCGCAGCCCTGACACAGCGGGCCTTCGGTATCGCCCTCGGTACCGGACCAGTCGCAGGTCGAGCAGTCGGCCTTGCCCATGGTTCCGGCGAATTCCCATTCGCCCGTGGCCGGGTTCCAGACCTGCTCGACATCGCGATAGAGGCGCGTGCTGTCGCCGCAGGCCGGGCAGGCGCGGCGGGTCAGTTCGGGCGCACTCACTGGATGATCTCCCGAGCAGGCGCTCCGACGACATTGCCCCCCGGCGCCCAGCTCCAGCGCAGGACCGGCACGAAGCTGGCGACCTTGATCGCCACGACCGGATCGGCCTTGGGCAGATCGACCTGCCTGGTCCGGCCCGTCTGGGGGCACGGGCGCCATGCCTTGGACCACTTGACCCGGTAGACATGCAGCGTCTGCTCGCCGGTCACTGCATCGGTGTGCAGGATGTGAAAGCCCTCGCCGCGCTGGCAGATGGCAGCCACTTCGGCGGCAATTCCGTCAAGCGTGCTGGCGACAGGATCGCAGGGGATCGAGGCTCCGGCGCTGTCGAGGCGCCAAGCGGTGAAGGTGTGGCGCGGCGCGGCGCGCAGGGTGGAGAGCGCGGCCATCACGCAGCGCCCCCTTTTCCCAGCAATTCCGCGCTTGCAGAATGCGCCGTGAAAAAGCCCACAACCTTCCCATCCTTCTGGAATTCGTAGGCGCTTCCACGCTTGCGCCCGGTGCGCGTGAAGCCACGTGCGGCAAGCTCGGCGTTGATCGTGCTTTCGATGAGAAGCTGGGCCATCATGCGGCCTCCCGCGCAGCATCGGCACGGGCGCATTCGGCCTGCCAGATGCGGTTCAGGTGATCGACATCGTGGAAGCACCATGCCGCAGCCAGTGCCTCGGGGTTGCCGAAGCGGGGCGTCAGAGCATCATCGAGATCGGGAAGCTGGCCCCAGACCGAGACGAATTCGCGGCGCTCGTCGTTGTTCTCGGCCTCACGGAAGGTGAAGCCCACGATCTTCGCCGCGGCAGCATCGCGCAGAGCTTCGAGCGCCCGGCGTTGCTCCTCAGGAAAGGTCCACGAGAAATAGTCGGGCCCCACAACGCGCGTGCGCTTGATGATGCGCATCGAGGTGGGGGCAATGCTGGCGATGACGGCCTGGGCGGCGCTGGTCTGGTGCCAAGCGGGAATTTCGAGGTGCGTGCCGATGGGCATCTGCTGTCTCCACGCCGCGTTGTGCGGCTGTGGAGGTATAATGCAATTTGCATCACCATCTGTCTAGTGCGTTTTGCATCATAATGGCATTTTTTCGGATGCGGGAATCGGGAATGCCAAATGCCCCGCAGAGGCAGGGCCAAGCGATTAGGTGGCGCGTTCTTTAGAGGGTGGAGAGCGGCTTTCGGCCGCCAGCGCGGCGGTAGGCCGCATAGGCATTGGCGATCTGGCGCCGATAGCTGACGATCATCATGCCGTAGTTGTAGCGCATCTGTAGATTGGTGGCCCCAGAGACCGCGCTGATTTCCTTTTCGGTGTCGAGCATGCGTTGCATTCCGGCGAGAGAGCGCTTCAAACTATGGACATCCCTCGCGCGCTGCTCGACGATCGGCAAAGCGGCCCGCGCCGCGCGCTCATCTGTCTGAGCCTTTTCCTCCGCTTGCTTGCGCGCCTGTGATCGCGCCCACTCGTCTTGGCTTGCGCGAAAGCGCAACGTTACCTGCTCGTCGTATGCCTGCCGATCCTGCTTTAGCGTTTGCAGGCGCAATGCGTGCTGCGCCCGCTCGCGCACGACGCATTCGGTCGTGTAGTCAATCGCTACGCTTAGGCAGCTCAGGCTCAGGTATGTGAGCCGGCCCAACTCGTCGGCTCGATAATCCACGCCGGTGACCTGGGGGTCGTCCATCGGCGGGGGGATGCCCGGGTTGCGCCGCATCAGTTTCGGTTGCAGCAGGCCATCCAGCAGGCCCGCGTGTGCAGCCTCTGCTGTGCAGAGGGAAAATGCCGCCGCAGCCACAAGTTGGATAAGCCGCTGGGCCCTCATGGTTTTCCTCCATTATGGTGCAAATAAGCCAATGGCACACACCTCAGGCTTGCGGAAAAATCTTGCAGAAAAGGAAAAATCTTTAGAGAACGAAACAAGAACGGAGAACACATGCCCGCGATTCACCTTCACGAGCCAGCCTGCCCCGTCGGGTGCGACGAGTGCGTGATGTCGTGCGCCATCCTGCCCTCTCGGATCAGCTGGTGGGCTGAAGAGATCGAGAGGCTTTGCCGGGAGATTTCCCTTGATCGCCAGAACCAATACCTGCGCGATCAGCTAGAAAACGCTCTAGCTGCTCATGTAGGCTTGGAGCAACGATACGCGGCAAGTCCGAGAGCTTCGTATTCAGCGTCACCACCTCGGACAGTGCGTCTTGGATCATTGCCTCCAGCTCAGCTGTAGAAGGCAACTGGGCCTCGCCCTTCCCCCGGCCATAAAGCAACCATTCTGGGGTTGTGCGGAAAAACCGTGCGTACTTCTTCGCCTTTTCCTGCGGATAGTTGCGGGTGCCGTTCTCGTGCTGAATATAGGTCGCGACAGACGCGCCCATGGCTTCCGCCGCCAGCTTGGCGGTTTCATACCCTGCAGCTTCTCGAGCTGCCTTTAGCCGTTCGGACATTTCGCTCATGGGGGTAGCATAGCTGCGCCAATGATGCATTTGGCACTTGTCATTAGATGATGCATATTGCATCATATCCGCATGACGACGCACTCTGATATTGTCCGCCGCGCTGGCTCGGCCGAGGAAGTTGCCCGAGATCATGGCGTTTCCGTCCACACGGTCCGCTCGTGGATCCAGCGGGACAGCATCCCTTCCGACCGCTGGGCAAGCTTCGTGCGCCGCCAGCAGGCCACCTTGAAAGAGCTGGCTGAGGCCGCCGAGACTCGCCGGGTGCGAGACGATGAAAAGCTGAAGGCGGCATACCGCCCTACCCCCACGGAGCGGGCGGCATGATCGCGCTCCTCGCCTGTCAAACCGTCCTTCTGGCGATCACCGTGATCCTCCTGTGGCGCAGGGTCGCATGGCTGGAAGAGATGGTGATCCGCATCTCGCAGCCGTCCATTTCCGGTGTCGAGAGCCTTGGGGATTGGGCATCTACATACGGTCGAATGGAAAATGGGAATCTCGTCGTCGACGAGGCATCGATGCGCCAATGCCGCGGCAACGCGGGCCCCGCATGAAACCGCCTGGTCTCCTTGATGGGCTGCCCATTTGGCAGATAACTGCCGACACCCAGCCATATCGCTCCGTCGAAATCGATCCTGTCGACGAACAAGTCTTCGGCAATCCTGTTGGTGAAGCAGATCGCCCCGACCTCGCCGCCCTGATCCCATTCGATGCGGATGATCGGTTCCGCTGCTCTCAACGCCCTGCGTTGCACCAGCACCGAGCTGATGGCTGCGCCCAGCACGCCACCGCCACCGAATGCGGCACTGATCGCAGCAATAAGATCGCTGGTCGTCATCTCGAATCCTTTCAACCAGTCGTCGAGGACAGACATCCATGACTCCTGAGAATGGTTTCCGTGCGTTTGATTCGCACGATGCATCATTGCACGTCAAAACGCTCAATACTGGCGATTTTCTCGTGATAATCATGTCGGGCGCCGTCTCAATTCGGACCACCATTCCGGCGGAGCAAGTCGCCTTCCTCTTCCCTGATAGCCCTGAGGAACGGGCCGCATGATCGCGCTCATCACCGCCATCGCCGACCACGGCGCCGGGGCTGCGCTGGCATTCTCTGCCGGGGCCCTGATGCTCTCCACCATCGGCATCATCGCCATGCTGGTCGAGGACGGGCGCGCCCGCCGCAAGGACTGAATAGCCCTCGGGTCGCTCCAGGGCGCCGGGGCGGCAGGTTCCATCCACGCCGCCGCCCGGCCATCAATTTCGCAATCGCTCATCATGGGAGTGGTTTATCGCAATGCAACACCGACAATCCACAGGACCGCGCACGGTCTTTTCCGCTTCCAACGTGCTGGCCGCGCTTGGAGAAGCGCTCGCCCAGATCAAGCATGAGGACCGCCTGACCTATGGCGACCTCGGCGCCGTTCTGGGCAAGAGCGAGGATCAGGCCGCGAAATACTGCGACGGCACGGCCACGATGGATGCCATCACGCTGGCCCGTGGGCGCCGTGAATGGGGCTCTCGCTTCACGGGTCCTTATGACCGCCTGTGCATCGGCATCATTGCCGAGACCCAGGCTGATTTCGCCTGCATGACGCGCATGGCCAAGGTGATGCATGCCGTGGCCGCCGCGCTGGAAAGCGATGGCGTGCTGGACGCTGCCTTTGCCGTCGAGCACCGCAGCGAGCTGGAAAATGCCGGAGACGCGATTGCCGCGATCCTGCGCAAGGCTGGCCCGAAGGTGGTGGCATGAGCCGGGCCCAGCAAGCGGAAGCGCGGCGCCAGTGCATCTATGCGATGCTGCTCAAGGCCGCATCCGAAGGTGCGCTGACGCCAACCCATCGCGAAATGGGAGAGGCTATCGGTGCCGCCCCGACAAGCTGTGGCAAGATCATCGAGGCGCTGGAAATGCGCGATTTGATCCGCCGTCTCCCCGGATTTTCCATTTTCGTCGTCGAGATCGGGAGAGCGACAAGGCCAATGACTGCCTCGCGCCTCGATGGACAGGAGCGCAGGCGCGCGCAGGATAGCGCGATGCTCCATGTTCTGGAGCGCTATGTCGGCCAGTCCCTGCCTTCCAACCGCGTCCTTGCCAATATGGCCGGGTTTGGAAACGAGACTGCTGGGAAAGAGGCAGTCAACCGCCTGCGCATCTCCGGGCTGGTTGAGATCGAAACCGACTTCCTTGGCCAAGGCCGCTTTCTGCGCGCAATCAATCAGACCCCTGTGGTCGGCAATGACAGCCTGATCCGCGTCGACAACACCATCTGCCCATGCTGCGGCGTCCGGGCCGCTGCGCATGAGCAGTTCGGCTGCTCGCGGAAGCTGGCGGCATGAGGATACCCCTCCTGCCCCGTCGGCGCACGCCTGCTGCGCCTGAACCTGCCGACAAGTGAGCGCCGCGCCCCTTTCCAACGCGAGCGCAAGGCGCGGCGCTTGTCCAATTTCTACCCCGCGCCATGGAGACCGACAATGTCCGACAATCACGACCCTGACACTGGGGAAATTCTCGAAGCCGCTGACGGTGGCCGGCGCTATCCCGCCGCCTCGACGCTGTCCGACCTGATCCTGATGCTCAAGGACGGCCAGTTCAATGCCGACAGCAGTGATCCCTTGCGGGAATTCGCGACCAAGCTGGAAGCCGCCGGCATCGATGGGAACAAGAAGGTCAAGGGCAAGATCGCCCTGACCATTGAGGTCGAGTTCGACCCGGCGCGCGAATTCTCGGTCGTCACGCCCAGCCTCAAGATGACCCTGCCGGTCGAGAAGCACGGCGCGACGGTGGCCTGGTTCACCTCTGACGGGCGCCTGAGCCCGAACAAGCCGCGCCAGGGCAACCTGTTCGGCACCATCCGCGAAATCTCCACCGAAGCCCGCGTCGTCCGCGGCTGATTAAAGGCACACGACCATGACCGAATCCAAGACCGATACCGTCGCCGATCGCACCGGCGAACTGCTCAAGACCGCGATCATCACTGCCGAGGAGTATCTGCGCGCGGAAGTGATCACGCTGGCGGACCCGCGCGATGACACCGAAGCGCTCTTTGCGCTAACGAGGAGCGGTGCGGTGCCGCTGCCCGCCTCCAGCTTCGACGACTACCGTGCCTTTCCGCTTCACCGGCAGGGTACGGCTGTTCTCACGCAGCTGCCCAGCTTCATCGCTCTCGTGAATCGCTTCAAGTTCCCGCACTCGGCGATCTTCGCCGTCGACGAGTTCGCCCACCCCAGCCTGACCGCCATTTTCGACTACCATCCCGACAACACCGAAGTCGGCGGCGAGGCATCGGTCAACGACGCGCAGGCCCGACGCCACCGCGCCACCTATGCCTTCCCGCTGTCGAAGGAATGGCAGGCCTGGTTCAGCCGTGACGCGAAGCCCATGAGCATGGGCGAGTTCGCGCAGTTCCTCGAAACGCAGATCGTGGATGTGTCCGACGATCCGGTCAGCGCATGGTCGGAGCAGGCCCAGGCTTTCGCCAAGGCCAATCGCGCGACGGGCGCCGATGCCATCGCCACACCCACGCGTCTCGTCGACCTCTCGGTCAAGTTCAAGATCTACGAGACGGCGGAATCCTGCGAGGCGGTGAACCTTACCTCGGGCGAGACCGAATTCACGTTCGTGTCCGAACACAAGGCCGCCGACGGCAAGCCGGTCAACTTCCCCAAGCTGTTCTCGATCGTCATTCCGATCTTTGCGCGCTCGCCGGTGTTCTACCGGATCATCGCCCGGCTGCGCTACCGCATCGCCAACGGCAAGCCGGTCTTCTGGTACGAAATGTGGCGTCCTGACCTGACGTTCGAAACCGCGTTCAACGAAGCGGTGGCCGACGTGGGCGAAAAGACCGGCCTTCCCATCTACTTGGGACTGCCGGAAGCCTAAGCCGGTGATCGTCCTCCCCTTCCCCCCGTCGGACCTGTCTGGTCACGCCAAGGGCAAACTGGTACGGCAAGTCCGGTATCACGGCCAAGTGGCGCGCCTGGGCGAAGGCAGCGGCGCTCGACGCCAAGGTCAAGGCGCCTGCGGACGGCGACATTGTCGTGCGCGTGCGCTTCATTCCGACCAACCGGCGGGGGGATCGGGTCAATTTTCCCAACCGGTGCAAGCCGATTTTCGATGGCATCGCGGACGCGCTCAAGGTCAACGACAGCCGGTTCGTGCCGGCTTTCGAGTTCGCCGAGCCCTGCAAGCCCGGCCGCGTCGAGATCACGATCGGGGGTGCCGCATGAGCCATCCCATCAGCCTCCCTTGCCCGCAGTGCGGGGCAACCCCCGGCCAGCGGTGCCAAGGCAATCGCGGTGAGCGCAAGGCATTCCATCGTGAGCGCGGCGGTCGTCGTATGCGCTCGCCCCTGCTCGAGGTTGAGTCCGACATTACCGACAGCCCGATCGAGCATACCCTGCTTTCGGCGCTGGTGGAATGGGTCGAGCATCATGACGTCGACTATGCCGACATCGACACTCAGGTGCCGTTCGGGCCGTATCGCGCCGGCATCATGGTGGCGATCGGCGACCGCCGCCTTGTGGTCGAATGCGACGGCGCGGACTTTCACAACCACACGAAGATGATCGAGCACGACAAGCGCCGCGACCGCTTTTGCACGCTGAACGGCTACGCGGTGCTCCGCTTCACTGGAAAAGAGATCAACGCCGATCCGCGTGGCTGCGCGGCTCAGGTAGGCATCTGGATTAAAGGGGCAAAATGACCGGTTTCATCGCCCTGCACCGCGAGGCCTTCTCGCACTCCCTGCTCAAGGACGCTGAGCGCTTCCGGGCTTGGTTCTGGCTCGTCGCCAACGCCGCATGGAAGCCGACCAAGCACGACGCGCGCGGCCGCACGATCACCGTCGAGCGCGGGCAAATCTGCGCCGGTCGCGAGTATCTGGCGAAGGAATGGGGATGGTCGCCGAGCGCCGTGGAGCGGTTTTTGGCCCGTCTTGAAACCGAACAGATGATCGAACGCACAACCGGACAGATAAAGACGGTCATAACCATATGTAATTACGACAAATATCAGGACGTACCGGCGGAAACCGAACATATGTCCGGACAGCAATCCGAACAGAAACCGGACAGAAACCGGACAACAAAAGAACAAGGGAACAAGGAAACAAGAGAACCTATCGGTTCTCATACCCCCCATAGCCCCCCGGCCGATTTTCGCGACGACGTGGTAGTGCGGATGCCTGCCAAGCCCGCTGGAAAGCGAAAGGCGGCGAGCAAGGCGGCGTGCGAGCGCCCCACTGACGTCGCGCTACAGACCTGGGGCGACTTCCTCGCGATGCGGTCCCGAATGGGTGCTCCGGTATCCGAGACCGTGGTTGCCGGGTTCCGCCGTGAGGCTGACCGGGTCGGGTGGACCCTCGAACAAGCCATTACCGAAAGCGTGCTGCGCAGCTGGCGCGGCTTCAAGGCAGATTGGGTGAAAAACGATGACCGAACCCGCCACCAACCTCTCCAGCGCGTCGACGAGCCGCGGAACCCAATTGTTCGCGCCGTCCTTGCCCGGCAACGTTCTCGATCTGCTGATGAGCGGGGAGAGCCCGATTGTTGGCCCGAAGACGGCGCAGATGCTTTCTGCTTTCGCTGAATCCCCCGAGCCTGCAACGGCGGATCGCGCGCAGGTCGAGGTAATGATCGGCAAGCTGGCCATGGCCACAGCGCAGCCCAAGAGCTCCGACGCCGAAGCCTCAGAACAGCTTGAGCTCTATTGGCTGGCCCTGCGCGATCTGCCCGTCGATGATCTGCGCACCGCCTTTGTCGAGTTGCTGCGCTCAGCCAAGTTCTTGCCCAAGCCCGCTGAGGTGCGCACCGCTGCGCTCAAGGCCGGATCAGCCAGGCGCTACGCCAAGTCGCGCGCCCGTCACCTGGCATGGAAACACAGCGTGGAATGGCGCCCCCCGGTTGAGAAGATCAGCGTGGAAGAGATCGCTGCGCTTAGGGAGGCGCGGGTAGCATGATCAGCGATCTCGCCCCGCTGGCCTTCTCGCTGGCATTCTCCGTCTTGTCGTTCTTGGCCGGGCGCATGGCCGAGCGGCACACTCCGATGCGCAAGCGCGAAGCAGTTCCTCCTGCTGCCACGCCCGCTCCGATTGCCGTTGTTGATGGTGACGCACAGCTCGGGGCGAAGATCCGCTCCACGCTGGAAAGCATGACGCTCAAGGCTCGTATTTCGGGCCGCGGCTTCGTGATCGAGCAGCGAGCTTCGGCACAGATCCATGGGCTGCGCATCGCGATCCATTACACGCTGGAGACCGACCAACTCCCAAGCCCAGTCGAAGTGGAGGCGCGCCGGTGATCCACGTCACCACCTACGCGATCCAGCGCTATCAGGATCGGGTCTCGAACCTGCCGGACTGCGAGGTCTGCGCGGCGCTGGACAGTCGCGCCATGCGACTCGCTGAGGATATGGGCACCTGCCGCGTGATCCTGCCCACCGGCCACCGCGCCGTGGTCAAGGGCGGGGCTGTGGTCACGATCCTGATGCCGCGTCGTCGTCGGCACCATGCCGCACGCATCGCGACCAACACCACATGGGAAGATGAAACCGCATGATCGCCGTCTGCCACGCCCATCGCTTCTCGCGCGCTATCGAGTTCGACCTCGCAGGCCTCCCCCTCTTTTCGTGGTTTGCGAAGCCTGCCCGGAAAGGCGGCCGCCCCGCCCGCGCCACGTTACCCGCCAAGCATTGTCGCGACTGCGGTGCGCCGATCAACCGTTCGAGCCGAGAGCGCTGCAAGCCCTGCTCTGACAAGGCCCAGCGCCGATCCTGCCCGGGGGACTTCCTCGCTATACTCCGCAAGCTGGGGAGTCAGGGGGCTGCTGCCCACTACCGCGCCAGCTTGGCGACCGTGACCCGCTGGCGTCGCGAACTCGAACTGCGCCCACAGGCCCGGATGAAGAAGGGGATCGGCCAGTCCCGACCGCAGGGGTTTGTCGCCCGCCCACTGCTCATCAACCGCGATACCTCAATGGCCGGCCAGGCTGCGGACTTCCTGCGTCGGTTTGGCGCGGTCTATCGCTGCGATGAAGCCGGGCCGCCCAATCCCAAGGGCAAGTTCTGGAAGCGCAACTTCGTGGTGCTGACCGATGACGAACTGGTTGCCCGAGCCAAGCGCCTCGGATGGATGGGATGGGAGCTCTGAGGGTGGACACTGCGAAATGCGAGCGCTGCGGACGCAACACATCAGACCGAGGCCGGAAATGTCCTAGATGCGCTGCAGTCATTCGCGCAACTGTTCGTCGCCTCAAGGGCGCGCAGGCTCAATGCGCTGACTGTGGCGCCGGGGTGGCATTCGGAGCGACCCGTTGCGCAGAATGCAAATCGGCCCACGATGGGCTTAGGGGCAGGGGCGGCCGCATGTGTGTCGACTGCGGCGTTCCCATCACACGTTACGCGCGGCTGCGCTGCAAGGGCTGCGGGAACACAAAATTGCGCCGCCCGGTCCCGAATGACTTCGCCTCCATGCTTGCGCTGATTGGCAGCACCGCATGCGCGCGGCACTATCGCGCCAGTGCGGACACGGTCACGCGCTGGCGGCAAGAGTTGGGCATCAGAAAGGGGGAGCGCGCCCCTGTGCTCTGGTCCAAGGGAGGGCTCAGCGAATGCCTCTGACCGAAAAGCAGATGCGGTTCGTCGAGGAATACCTGATCGACCTCAACGCGAGCGCCGCATACAAGCGGGCTGGCTACTCTGCCAAGGGCAATGCAGCCGAAACATGCGCTGCGCGTCTGCTCAGGAATGTTCAGGTTCAGGAGGCTATTTCTGAACTGCGTGCCGAGCAGTCCGAAAAGACCGGGGTCACCGCCGAATGGGTGTTGACCGAGGCAGCCGACATGTACCGGGAGGCGAAGGAAGCGGGCGACCGCAAAAACGCGCTGCGGGCCCTGGAAATGTGCGGCAAGCACGTCGCGATTTCGGCCTTCAAGGGTGACGGGGCGCAGGTCAACGTGACCGTGGCGCCCAGCCTCGCGCACTTCTACGGGCAGACGGACGACGATGGCGGCTGAGACACGCGCCTCATTGCTACGGGCAAGGCGCCGCCCACTATGCAAGCCCGCCGCCGCGCCTGCGCCTATCGGCCACAACGACGGCCCGACGCTCAACCCGGTGTTGCAGGACTTCTGGCTCGCTCGCCAAAACGAGCGGAAAGAGACGATCCGCAACCGCGTGCTCTACGGTGGGCGCGCGTCATCGAAGTCGTGGGATGCTGCGGGCTTCGCCATCTACTTGGCCTGCAACCTCAAGATCCGCGTCCTGTGCGCGCGCCAGTTCCAGAACAAGATTGAGGAATCGGTCTATTCTCTGCTCAAGCTGCAGATTGAGCGGTTCGGCCTGCAAGGCCAGTTTCGCATCCTCGACAACAAGATCATCCACAAGCGGACGGGCAGCGAGTTCCTGTTCTATGGCCTGTGGCGGCGCATCAGCGAAATCAAGTCGCTGGAGGGCATCGACATATGCTGGCTGGAGGAAGCGCACGCGCTGACCAAGGAGCAGTGGGAGGTTCTCGAGCCGACGGTCCGCAAGGAGGGGTCGCAGTTCTGGATCATCTTCAACCCTCGCCTCTCGACCGACTTCGCCTGGCGCCGCTTCGTCGTGGGACCGCCCAAGGGCACGCTGGTCCGGCAGATCAACTACACCGAGAACCCGTTCCTCTCGACGACCATGCAGGACGTGATCAGCGCCGCGCAGGCCGAGGACGAGGAAGAGTTCGAGCACATCTACTTGGGCGTGCCGCGCGACGACGACGACGACGCGGTGATCAAGCGCTCGTGGATCATGGCCGCCATCGACGCGCACACCGCACTTGGCATTGACGTGGCCGGGGCCAAACGCCTCGGCTTCGACGTGGCCGACAGCGGATCGGACAAGTGCGCGCTGGTTCTGGCCCATGGCTCGCTCGCGACATGGTCAGACCAGTGGAAGTCCGGCGAGCACGAGTTGCTCAAGTCGGCCACCCGCGCGCGTGATAAGGCGCTGGAGGAGGATGCTGACGTCGTGTTCGACAGCATCGGTGTTGGCGCGATGACCGGCGCTAAGATCAACGAGCTGAACCAGCAAGCCGGCCCGCGCGTCCGGCCAGTTCGTCACACCGGCTTCAACGCCGGCGGCTCAGTGCATCGCCCCGACGCGGTCTACGCGCGTTCGCATCCGCCGAGGTCGAACAAGGACTTCTTCGCCAACGCCAAGGCTCAAGCGTGGTGGCTGGTCGCGGATCGGTTCCGCAACACGTTCAACGCCGTGAAGAACGGGCAATCGTTCGACCAGGCCGACATGATCTTCATCGACGGCGCCATGCCCAACCTCGCCCAGCTGATCGACGAGCTCTGCACGCCCAAGCGGGACTTCGACAACGCCGGCCGGGTGAAGGTGGAGAGCAAGAAGGACCTAGCGAAGGCCAACAGGGCGGGCGGGCCCCAACCCTCCCCAAACCTCGCAGATGCGTTCGTAATGGCCTTCTCGCCTGGCCGGAAAACGATGGCGATCAGCGACGACGCTTTGCGCGCGGCGTAAGTCAGGATAGGGAAGAGAGCGCAGCGTCGATGGAGAATCGTATGGAAATGTCCCCGCTCGAAGAGGCTGCCGTCGCTGTGCTCAAACTGCATGAGCTGGCTCGCGGCGCACCTGAGGACCAGTTGCTCGCATTGATCCGGGAAGCCGCGGAAAGCGAGCGGAAGATGGCTGTTGTGGGGCATAACCTCGGCGATGGCCCCGCAATCAACGCGCTGCGCGCCGCGCGCGCTGTGCTGGGCGTGGCCTAGCGGTAGCCTTCACTCGAAGTCGACGACCCGCCCCACCGAATCGGCGACAATCTCGTCCATCGCTTCCCGCACGATTTCGACCTCCTCGTCGGTCGCGCCGAACTTGCGCAGGATCGCTACCCGCTCCTCCCACGTATCGGCGGTCCAAAGCATGTGCTCGATGAGGTCGGAGAACGAGATGCCTACCATGCCAGTGGTATAGCACGGGCGCCGGCCCGGTAACATGGAGCTTACACACTCGTAGCGAGGCACCATGTTCGACCGCATCCGCGCCGCGTGGCGGGCATTCTGGAACGCGACCACGGCGCCGGTCGTGCAGTCGGGCGAGACCTCGGCCGCCAAGACTCGGCAGCCGGTGACGGTCAGCCATAGCGCCATGGCAGCAGCCCATATTGGCGGCGGCCAAGAGATCCTGCCCGAAACGATCTTCGCGGCAGCGAGGCCGATGGACGGCATCGTCCCCGACGGCCTGCAGATCGCCATGGACAGCGCCCCCGGCCAGGAAGCAGCGATCAGCTACGCCCTGCAGTCGCAAACCCACGAGGGGCTGGGCTTCCTCGGCTACCCCTACCTTGCCGAGCTTAGCCAGCGTGCCGAGTATCGCCACGTCGCGGCCATCTGGGCGGAATACGCCACCCGGAAATGGATCAAGATCACCGGCGACGAGGACAAGGTTCACGCGATGATGCGCGAGATGGACCGCCTCGGCATCCGGGCCCTCTATCGCGAGGCTATCGAGCGCGAGTGCTTCTTCGGTCGCATGCACCTGCACCTCGACTTCAACGACTGGAGCAAGCCGGTCGAGCAGATGGCGCCGCTGGTGATCGACGCCGCCAAGATCAACCCGAAGCGCCCGCTCGTGCGCGTCAGCCTGGTCGAGCCCATGTGGGCCTGGCCGGGCATCTACAGCGCGCAGAACCCGCTCGCCCCCGACTTCTACCACCCCTCGACCTGGTACGTCTCGGGCAGCACCGTCCACACGTCGCGCCTGCTGACGCTGGTGTCGAACCCGATGCCGAACATGCTCAAGCCGGCCTATGCTTTCGGCGGCGTGTCCATGAGCCAGAAGATCAAGCCCTACGTCGACAACTGGCTGCGCACCCGGCAGTCGGCCTCCGACTTGGTGCACAGCTTCTCCATCAT